TATCTTGAGACAAGCTCAGGCTCAGACGTAACAATGTCGAGCTCACCAACTGGGCCCCAACGAAATACACCTGCGATAGCTGCCTCAGAAGTTGATACTGCTGGAATACCAGTTGAAGCATCAATTTCCGATACAACCACCTGTGGACTGATTGTGAACATGGGATTCTCCTTTATCGCCCAATCTTCTAGTAGTTTGAAGTATTTATAGGATGGAGACCCTTACCACGAACCCATCCAGTTCCACCCTGGAGGTGGTTCTGGCTCATCGTGTTCACTCTCGTCATGGACGTCAATGAATCCGAAAGGAGTTAAATCATTCTCAATCTCTTCATCACTCTTCTCTCTTAGGCGCATAAGAGTGTTAATGTCGCTGTATTCCTTAAAGAATGGTTGTTGAGTCATCCATGCAAAGAATACGAGTCCCATTGCCAAGTCATCGTGCTTACCCGGCTCGGCCTGATACTGTTTTCCCTTCTTTGAGAAGGTCGAAAGTTCATGCTTTGTCTCATAGTCATTAATTATGAGCTGATGCTGTTCAATTAGAAGCTTGAGCATAGCGCAACCGGTTGCCTTTACAGGGTTGGTGGTTCTGAGACCCATATCGAGCCCCTTTCCACCGAATCCAGATGTAATACGCTTACCGGCTCTACCTGCATTCTCAGTGAATAGAAGACCCTCGTACTCATACTCTTCCCAGATGATTCGAGCGAGCTCCTCACCGAGATCATTGAGTTCAATAAGACACACGGCATTATTGTATGATTTCATTGTAGCAAGAAGAAACTTAGCATAGTCTGGTGGAGGAAGTTCATTATTTCTGAATGCAACTACCTGCTGGTATGGCATCGAAGTTACGTCGATGATTGAGAACGCCGAGTAATCGAGACCCTTTCCTCTAGAACAATCAACCATGGTCACATAACGATGGTCCGACACTGGTTCGAAGTATTTGTAGAGTCCACCTCTCTGGTAGATTGGAATACGATGGACCATGCTCTTAAGAGCCGCACCGGCGATAAGAGTGAATGACGATCCAATGAAGGAAACTTCATACTCCTGAGCAAACTTCTCAGTGTCATTCGACATACCCCTGAGAACTTTTTGACGCCATTCCTCGTCTCTACCTGGAACGTCATACCACATAACCTTAATCGGATTGTAGTCGTTATGACGTGCCTCTTCCTTGATGGTACCATCTTCTTGGATTCCTGTTTCGGCCCAGAGCTTATGGAAGTGGTTAAGACCATTAGGAGTAGAAACGAGCACGACCTTCGTAGTCTTACCAGATGAGACAGTTGGAAAAACTGAAGTGAAGAACTCATCCCAGTTATCGATGAAGGCCGCCTCATCGATGAATAGCATGTTAATAGTGTATCCACGAATGTTATCTGATGAGGTTGCACCAGCAAGAACACGAGAGCCATTCTCGAGAACCATTGAACCCTTGTTCCATTCAACAATACCCTGCTGGAGCCACTTAGGAAGATACTGATAAGCGAGTTGAACTCTTCCGAGAATTTCTCGAGCAGTCTCTCCTCGGTTAGCGAGAAGTCCTACTACCTTTTCCTTATTGAAGAGTATGTACCAAAGAATGAATCCACAGGTCGTGGTAGACTTACCAGCCTGTCTTGCCGTTGCGATAATCGACATGCGATTATCGGCCATCGATTTAACCATTTCCCTCTGATAGTCATAGAGTCTGAAGTTAACGAGACCATGGTCAACGTTAATAATCTTCATATAGGTTTCGATAAAATAGATTGGGTCCTGAGAACACTTCATGTACTCTTCGAGTCTATCGGGAGTCCATTCAATGGGTTCACCAACTCTCTTAAGATTCGGGTTTCCAAAGTATCCCTTCGAAATTTCAATGTCATCGACCGGAGCGGTCAGGATGTATGGAACGTCTTCTGGAGTGTACTTCTCTGGAGTTTCTTCTTTATCCATCTTTCTTCTTATTGTTCTCTAGATATGCTTGAAGCTCGGCCGTAGAACCAACGAATAGATTGTTGGTCACATTTGATACACCCTTAGTGTGTGGAATTCCAGTCTTGGTTTCTAGATCGGCCTTCTTCTTATGAGTGGCCATTAGTTCAGCATTCATATCCGAAATAGTCTTTAGAAGAGTAGCGATTACTTCAAATGCTCTTGGGTGCTGTGACTGCTTAGCAATTACGAGTAATTCATCGACCGAATCTTTGCCCTTTGCGATCAGATCTTTTAGATTTTCTCGAATGTAATCAAAGTCTAAGTCTGCTAGACTCTCTTCCTCAACCTGGCCCTCATACACAACGACCGCCTGATCCTTGGGAGCAGGGTCATCTGTGCTCATTCCTAGAGCCTTCTTTATGATATCGTCGCTCATACAGTTAATTTATTTAGGTTATATGGATCTTGCGGTTTATAGAAAGTAATCTTAGAGATGGTTGATACATCACCAACATTGATTGGATTAACACCAATGCCCAGGTTATCAACTCCAGACATATCTTCTGTTCCGGAGTCTGATATCGCGTCCGAATTATCAATAGAAGCCGAATAGGTTGTAGAACCACCAATCGTTGCGGCAATAGTGTGTGAGCCTGGAGTAAGACTTCCATGAATCTCTGCTGAAGCATCATAGCTACTGACCTGCCAAGTATTCGCTCCAAACCCACCTCCTCCAGTGCCATTTATCCAAATTTGGCTTCCATGAGTATATCCTGGGAAGTTAGTAATTTCAATATCAACGGATGCTGTACCAGTAGAAACCGTAAATTCTACTAGCATTGTTACACCCTTAGTGATGTTTAGAACACTCAGAAGTTCTGGAGCCGCTACTGGTCCTATAAAGTCTCCTGGGTTCGAGCAAGTGAGACCCACTCCGGGAACAATATGGATTGATGGATTATAAGCGGCCGACCAGCTCGAAGAGTCTCTAACCCAAAGATCAGAGAGAGTTTTGCTTTCTCCATAGATTGAATAGGCACCATTCTTAAAATCAGATACAGCGATTGGAGTTATAGGAGAAGGAATGGTCTCGATGATATATCCATAAGGATCGTCCGGATTAATAAGAGTACGAGGAATAGTTTCCGTAATCTGGTCTGCCGACTGCCCATTTGCCGTAAGACCCGGCTGAACAAATATAGACTCAAGGACAGTATTTCCAGAGCCTAAGTTATAGAATGGAATGGTGACAAGCTTGATGAGTGGTTTTGTATCAGAAGTAATCGGTCCAGCAAATTCACCCTTCATAGTGAATTTTAGTTCCCAGATAAGATAACGTCTATCAGTAAAACTTCCCCAGTTCTTCTCGTTCTCATAATCGATATCATTTAGAACGATTGGAACATCCATCTTGTAGTCTAGAACATCGTCTAGAACTACGGTGACCGTTAGAGATGGAGTGAAGTACGGGAGAATTTGTTCTAGAATCTTAAGACCGTCTTCTTCCTCTTTAGCATAGATGTATAGAGAGACATCAAAGTTGTATGGAACACCAACATACTGAGTTTTAATTCCTGCGTCAGTCTTAATACACCTCTGAAGAGTGCTCTGGAGTTTTCTTGTTGCATCGTACTTTGGAGCTCCTATCACGAATGATAGAGCAGGACTGATTGCTGCAATCTTACGATCTAAGTTTGGGTCTTCATTTAGACGCGCCAGCATCTTATCATAAGAACCATACGTAAGAGGAACTTTAATGTCCTGTGTTGTCGTGTCTTCCCTTAACCTTTGAATATGAAGATCATTAAACAGAGTTCCAAAGACAGCAATAAAGCGTCTAGTGACCGCATGGTAAAAGTACTGTCCGAACATTAGAGAGTGCCTCCATTTCCAAATGGATCCTTCTCACTCCAGTCAAGATCACTGTTTGATTCTGTTTGAATTTCTGAGCTCTGATCAACCCAATCAGTGATTGTACTGTTCTCTGAGCCATCCATCGCATAATCTGTGGAGATTGAATCGATATCAGGAATTCCTGTTTCAAATCTCTCACCATTGTACTCAAGGAGCTCACAGTGACAATCATACGTGATTAGTTTTCCTAATTGATAGAAGACGTTCTGATGATCAACAAATTTAATCTCGTATACCTTCTTGTCTAGTGGAAGATAGATGATGTCTCCCTCTCGTGGACGCTCCATTGATGAAGTATCCTTAAATCTCTGTTGAGACATAGTAAAGATCGCCTGGTCTCTAATTTCTAGACCAAGCTGTTCCGACGCGAACTTTCCATCACCCTCAAACTTAAGGAATGACTTAAGATACATCTCAATAGTAAAGTAGTCACGATATGTTCTTGCCGTAGCCTCTCGAAAAACTTCATCAAAGTCATCCATCTGAAGCTTTAGATAATAAGTATCGAACCCATAGAATTGAATTCCTTCAA